CCTCCCTATTTTGACGGCTCTTGATTGAGTCGCGTCCTTTGTACTTCTGTGTATCTGATAGTCTAGGCATTTATGATAATTCTATCTTTTACATGTTGTGCATTGGCCGGATCCTCTAAAACAAGGTTTTTACTGGGAGTAAGACGATATTTCTGCTCCATTGGATCATTTGGGTACCTCTTTCATTCTTTTTGTTTGTCTTGGTGTATCGGTCTATGGAACTGGACTGTGCTACTTTATTTTTTACCCTTTGTGTGTAGATAAACTAGTGGAGTTAGGATTTTCGGCGTTTGATCGCGTCGTCTCCTGCGCTGCCCTGAGGGGATGTGTTAAGGGAGAGTGGACTTCCATCTGTAAGGAAGTAAATTATTTACAGACGGGTTTATGAAGGCAGTCATCGTTATGTCAGCCTCCCGATCGTACGAGCATCGGGTTAAAGCAAGTGTACTGGGCGCCTGAGAAAACGGGGTTTTCTCGACAGTTGTGTGAACAACTGGGGACTGGAATCCGGAGCGCTAGGCATTCTACTAAAGGAATGCACTGATTGGAGAGTTCAGGATAAAGACAAAATCTCTCGGGGGTAGCGAAACCTCGTTAGGCAGGGCCAAAGTTGCACCCATGAATCTAAAAAGTCAGCTATAAGAACACCGCTATGTCGTCTCCAAATTCAGTTAATTCTGGAAGTGTTAATACAATTACTCATGTCCTTTGTGCTAATTGCAGTAGGGTTGTTGTTGAATCTGGCTTTTTACATATGGTTGCTTCGTGTCGTGTATGCCAGACTCGTGAGAGACTCTCGCGAAGACTTGGCAAGGATGTGTTATGGATTGGATGTGGAACGAGCGATCGTTCCATGTTGTCTGTGTTAGAGTTAGAACAGCGGAAGGCGAGAAAATCCCAGATGTCACACAGCAATTTGCAGAAGATTTTGCCGGCGGTGCGGGGAAAAATTGTAGCGCAAGCTCCAGATCCAACTCCTCCTACTTTTGATGGAAAGCTGCACTTTTTGTTGAATGCAATTGCGTATGTGCGAGATATGATTAAAGATGACATGCGTAGATCGCGAGCAGAGGAAGTGTTGATGACAACAATTGAGATGTCAAAGGATTTGTTTAATGTGGCGCAAGCTGCTTATGGTAAATCCCAAGGAGTTCTTCATTCAGAAGTTGGCGAAGTGTCTCCAAGATTGGTTGCTGCCAATGTGCGAGTGATACTGGCGGAATTGCAGAAGATATCTAATGATGCAAAGTGGTCGCAGCGAGAAGCTGTGGTTACCCAGTTGAAGATTGCTCAAGTGACAGCAGGTGTTTTGCAGAAGTGGTGTAATGAGGCTTGGCCTCCTTCGGTGGGGGCAAGTGTCGTGAGTGCACTGATGCAGAACCAAATGGATTCGAAACACTCTGTTCCGGCAACGGGACATGGTGACACGGGATTGATTTCCTCGGCCATCAAGTTGGGTCGATCATTGTTTGCAGGTGCGGAGGATTCTCCCTCTAATCCTGTGATTGATGCGTCGACTTTTTCTCTGGTGGATATACCTCGAGAAGTTCATCCTTTGAGTATGAAGACAGGGGACGTTCATCCGTCCCAACACAGGAATTTTTCTCAGAAGCGGAGTACAGATGTGTTTGACATAGTCGGTAGGTGTCAAACACGTAGCCTAGTGGGTGTAGGTCACTGGGCGACTACCGATGCAGTCGGTGTGGATTTGTTCACGCGAGGTCGAGCGACACAAAATTATTTTGGAAATCTGGGATCGGTTGCTCCTGGAATGCCGTATGGGTTCAATAATAACACAGGAACCGCGTTGGTGTACCATACCATGATGAGTTTTTACTCGCAGTTTTTCGAGTACTGGCGAGGATCGTTGATTTTTACAGTTGAAGTTGTTAATACTCATTTTCATAAAGGACAATTGTATATTTGTGTAAATCCAAATTATGGTACCGTTTCGTTTCAGCCACCGGCAACGGCGGTGCAATCGCGGAACTGTTACGCACAGACAATGGATTTGTCGATGTGTAACCAGATCGACTTTGAAGTTCCGTTCAACGCCATGATGGATTACTGTGAGACATATCCAGATGCCGCAGCGATGCGGTTGGCATCACCCTCGCGGGTGGTTGCTCAGAGGACTACGCCTTACAGTACAGGTTGTTTTTCTGTGTTTGTGCAGAACCCGTTGTCAGCGACGGGAGGTGGAGTTGTTTCGGGAGCAATTGATGTGAATTTCTACATTCGAGCGGGCCCAGGTTTTGAGATGCGAGTACCTCGCCCTTTGTGGGATGAGGTGAATCTACTTAATGCTTGGCGTTCAGAAGTACACGATGCTGATCCGCCAGATGTGAAGTTGCGTAATGAGATGGCAGGTGAAGATTTGTTGACGGGGAAAGATGATGAGGTTGGTGTATTGACTGATTCGCCAGCTCCTCCACGTGAGGCCCCGACGGGGCATGCTCCAGCACCAGATAAAGAAGTTGTGGCTCCAGATGTTAATGTGGCCCGTACAACTTACAAGAAGATGACAACTCGATTGTTTTTGGTGCGAACAGGGATTATTTGGACTACGTCACAGACGTTTGGCACGGCGTTCTTTAACGACACTATAACTGCGTTATTGAATCAGCCAGAGCTGTCGTTGTTAGCCACATTACCGTACAATAATTACCTGCGGACGCGAGTGAAGTTCGTGTTCAAGTTGAATACGAATCCCACATTTTGTGGTAAGTGTTGGCTGATGTGGTTGGCTCCTGGTTGGACGGGGAGTGCCCAGTCAGTGTGGATGCGAGTGGTGAACGCGGAGCATATTGTTTCAGCGCCAGTGATGCCTTCCGTGGATACTGAGTTTAGTCTCACGATTCCGTGGGGCCATATGCGAAGAGTTTTTCGATCAACGTTTGCTAGTACCACGGGAGGTGGTATTGCGGAATTTGATTTGGAGTCCGCGGAACGGTTTGGAAGAATTGCTCTTGTTGTACAGAACCAGTTGCGAACAGGAACAGGTGGAGCAACATCTTTAACAGGGTCATTGTGGGCTCAGTTGGAAGACACGTATATTGGTTTCAAGAAGGCTCGAACTGATATCACACGAGAGGAAATGATTGACGATAGTGACGATGATTTGTTGGATCTTTCCGAAGAGACTGTTGCCCCATCTGTGCAGGTGAAATCAGCTAATAGACAGACAACGCCCGACTGGTCTAATGAAACAGATACAGATAAGAGCAAGGCGTGTGGCGGAGCCCCAATGGAGAAGATTGCCAATCAGAGTTTTGGTTTCATGACTGGAAATCATTGTCATATGAAGGATTTGTTGCGCCGTCCGGCGTATATAAGTTCGGAGACAGCACAGGGGCGTGGTTATCCTAATGAGCGATTCGTGCATGCCCGGTGGCCTATTCGATGTCTATCTGTAACGCATGGTGCGTTGTTAGCAACGATGCATGCGTGGTCGGGTAGTTTCCGATGGCATTTTGTGTCAAATGCAGCCGCGACTGATCATCTGTTGAGTTGGGTGCGTTTGGTTCCTTTGGTTGAGGAGCAAACGGTCAATTATAGCCCTCCTCAATCGGCGCCAGCGAAGAACTGGACCGGGGTTACGTTTTGGAAGCCGGCAGAACAGCCTGTGTTTGTAATTCAGCCTCCCCACTATCATGCCTTAGCGACGAAAGCTACGGAGAAATCGGGAGGACAAGCGGTAACGATCGCGGCAGCGTTTTATTATTCGCCTGCAAGTATGGAGTGGGGCACAATTTTTGGTGCGGATCATTCCATCCATGTAGAATTTGAGGTCTACCAGTCGATTAGTGATGACTTCAGAGGATATTTAACGTGTGTGCCACCAGAATGTCGGATGAGAAACGTTCCAACGGTTGTTGAGCCAGCACATCCAAAGCAGAAGAAACCGAATAAGATCAAACAGTTCTTCAAGAAGGGAGAGGCTCTGGTTGGATCTGAGGGTGGTTGGGTGAGAGACCTAACAGATGAAGGAGATGTGGAGTCTAACCCTGGTCCGTGGAATTTAATGGAATTGGGAGACGAGGAGGATCATTGTGTTGAGACTCGAGCAGTTGTGAGTGTTTTGCGAATGTCGCCTTGGCATTTTCACCTTTTGTCGGTGCACATGAGAGATGATCTTGGAGTGATGAGCGCTCCAATTACTATGGCGAGGAACAAGAATTTGATCAAAACAACTGGAAGCGTGCTCTTTTTCGCGAAAGAGTTTAACGTTATGCCTGAGTTTCACACTTTTAAAGATACAGGTATAGCGTGGATGTGTCGTGATCAGTTGTCGCAGGAATGTTTTGATTGTCATGCGTGTGTTGTTTGGATGTTCACGGGTTCCCCAACCTTGTTGATAGATCGTATAGTGCATGAGATGCATCAGAGGATCCTGGGACCAAGGTGGGAGATCCACATTTGTCCACGTGCCGTTCAGTTTATGCGGTATCAGATGGCAAAGGATTACGTGGAGTGGGTCAACACGTTCGTTGGTAGATTGATCCGAGCACAGATACGAATGTGGGCGTGCAGAAATGAAGAGTGCTTTGAACATTATTGCGAGTGCAAATGGGCGCAGGCCTTTAATTTGTACTATCATGATCGATTGGAACTGCAGACGGCGTGGCCGTTGATGTATTTGCTATCCCAGGCACTTTCTGACTGGGACGATTTCTACGTCCCAGATAATCCCCTTCATACGGGGAAGCCTGGTGAGGTGTGTGCGATTTCGATTGCACGTCATTCATCACAGATGAAGATGCAGACGTGGATTGAATGTCAGCCATATGTACGTTCAGGTCGTGATGGAGCGAAGGCGGTCCGTGAGTGGAATTCTCGTTTCAATATCTTTCAAGGACGGTATGAGTTGATGCCGTACAATGCTCGAAGGCACGTGATGCTCTCGCAGCCATACGTATTTTCGTGTCGTGAGAGAGATGCAGTGTATGATGAGAGTTCTCTTCACCTTGATTCAGTGTTCAAGGCCTTGCAACGGAAAGCTGAGAGAAATATGCGACAGGCGGATGTCCTGTGGAATAGTGAGGCGGCTCTGCTCCTTCTTGATGAGGAGTATGAGTCGCGGAGATTTCGTGAGGACCCAGACCTTTCGGACACTGGTTGGATGTTTGAGACTGATGTTGAACGAGTTAGACGGGCGTGGTGTAAGCGTCTGGAGGTTCTAGTTCAGGATCAGATGGCAGGTGAGGATTGTGGAGCGCAAGAATTCACCACTCTGCTAAATGAAAAGATTGTCACTAGTTTAGCAGATGAGCAAATCCAGGATGTTGGGTTTTGCGCACGGTTTATGAATACCGTGAAAGTGAGCATCCAGGCGCTGAAAGATAAGTGTTTTAACGTTGGCGCCAGAAAAATAACTAGCCCGTGTATTGAGATGGTGACCCGTGTGTATAACGCGGTTCTGGAACATGTTTTTCCCGCGGTGATATTCATTATAGATTTTACGATGAATATTTTCACGGTATTGACGACCCAGTCCCGCGCATTGCGCGCGGTTGCTCTCACATCATTGGCTACCAAGTTGGCCACACAGGCCCATTACGGGACACAGTTACTGAAGAAACTCAAGGAAGTAGACTGGTCATTCTTCCTGCAGGCGCAGGATGATAGTGATGGGACCGCCAGTGTGTGGCGTAAGGTGAGCGTTGGTGTTGCAACCGCGCTTACTGCTGGCCTGGTTGCATTGGTTGGTGGTGTGTTTAGTCAGTTGGATGCGAAGCAGTTGAAGGAATCGGTCTTGTGGAAGATAGGCGAGATGTCTGGAACGTGGACGAAGTTGGTGAATGGTGCGTCGGCGACGACGCGTTGTTGGGCGATGATGCAGTCTGGGATTAAAACGGGAGTGCAGTACTTCGTTGAAGGGCCGTTGATGTACGATGAGTGGTTCATGGACAATGCTGTTCGGTTACGTAAGTGGCAGGAAGCGTTTGATGATGACATGGAAAAGAACCTCTTTGATAATAATAATCTCTTCAAGAGAAATGGAGGAGAAACCAATTTTGAGAGGTTGTCAAGATATGTCGTTACTGCGAAGGAGTTGCGAGCGCATTCTGGAAGTAAGCTGATACCAACTGTGTATTTGCAAACGGCTTTGCGAGCGATTACTATTGGAGCTCATGCACGGAAGGCGTATGAGAATGTGAATCGGATGGAGCCTGTAGGTGTGTGGATGTATGCTGAGGCAGGTGTTGGAAAGAGCATTCTTGCGAGTGCATTCATGCCGGCAATTGTTTTGCGTGATTGTGGACTTGTTGAGGAGGCGGATGAAGCTGCGCGGAATGTGTGGATGAAACCTCCGAATCCTGAGCATCAGTACTATGATGGTTATGCATCACAGCATTATGTTGTGGTGGATGACTTTGGTGCTGGCACTGAGGATAAGGATGCACTGGAGCTTATAACACTGATTTCGGTAGCGAAGTGCCCAGTGTTGATGGCTGCAATCGAGGAGAAGAGAACTATGTTTGATTCCTCTTTTGTAGTTGTCACCACAAATCAGAGTAATACTGCCCCGATGGAGGCTGTGCGCGATAAGACGGCTTTACAGAGACGTTTTCCATTTGCTGTGAAGTTGTATCTTTGTCCTCGGTTTTGCAAGAGTGATACGGATAAGACTGCTGACATGGCCCGGATTTTGGCTTTTATTGAGCAGGAGACTCAGGACGATAAGACGAGTTCACACCTGAAGGATGTGTTGTCGAATGTATGGACGTACAAATTGTTGGACTTGACCACTGGTGGACTAGCTAGTGATGAGCGTCCCATTGGTCAATTGTTGACACGGATGGCTGAGGAATTCCAGAAGCGGCGAGGAATAAATGAGAAGTTGGCAGCCGCAGTGTCGCGGATTCTTGTTCCGTTGCGAGACGAGATGGGAAAGTGGAACAGTGCGTCTGAGTTGTTGGGGGAAGATCCTTACGATGAGGATGATGATTGTGATAGTGTTCCGGTGTGTTCAAAGTGTGGAGACTTGTGGCATTGTGTGTGTGATCCTGTGGAGGAGATACGAAATCGAACTTTTGTGAGGACGCCGCGCTCGCAGTATGTCGAACCCTATCGTTTTGTCACGTTGAAGGAAAGACAGGGTTCGAGTTGGAAAGGTGCAATAAAAGCGGTAGCAGCGATACTGGGCGTGGTAACCCTTGTAGGAGTTATCTACGGGGCAGTGCGCCTAGTTAGATCGTATACTTCTTCGGTTGTGGACCAGTTGGACATTGAAGATCAGGGACCACAATATGATAATTCGAAGAAGCAACCAGTGAAGCTGAAGGCGTCTGCGAAGGCGTCGAGTGTAAAGGCGGCGATGGTGAGTCAACAGAGCGAACATCCTGAGATGACTCAGGCCATGAAGGCAGTGAGGAAGAATATTGTGCGAGTGGAGATTCGAACCTTGCGCGCAAAAGCTCGTGGATTGTGGGGTGTGTTGCTCGACAATAATACGCTGTTGTTGCCAGACCATTTTGTGCGAACTTTTATGAAGGAGTCGTGTCCGGAAAAACAAGTGTTCGTAGAAGTGCGGTCTAGGTCGCATCAGCGTGTCATTGGGTGGGTGCCCATTGCCGTCACGGGTACCAATACAGAGAGAGTGGTATGTGACGGTTTTTATGAAGGTCTGCGTGACCTGAGTGTTATCAAACTGATTGATCAGTCCTTTGCGGTGAAGAACATACGGAGTTTTGTGATGAGCCGAGCGGATAAGGATAAACTACAGGAGTCCCAACAGAAGGGGATGTGGTTTGATCAGTTTGAGGTGGAGCGTGCAGTGATCCATTTTGGACAACAGTTTTCTAACGATCTGGGTTTGAAGGGCCTCGCGGCTCGGACACAGACCCAATCAAAGTTGGGTGACTGCGGACGTGTGTACTGCTTGGCGACGCCTTCGGTGGCGAAGCCTTTAGTAGGACTGCATGTCTGGGGAAGAATGGATGAAGTTGGTCGTGCCAATCGCGAGACAGGCATAGCCGATTTTACGCTGGAAATGATCGAGGATGCTGAGCAATTAATCAGTGAGCGGGTTCATGTGGGACCTGACATTGATGACTGGGAGCCTTGTGATGAGCCAGAGGATGTGGTGCTTCGTGATGAGGAAGATGAGTGGTTTGACGCTGAGACAGATTTGATTGGTGTGGTTACATGGAATGGACAAGTGATGGAGCGACACCAACCAACCAAGACGTGTTTTGTCAAAACCGGATTGGAACATGCGGAGTGGGATGAGGAATTCATCCCCCCTATAATTGGTAAGGTGCATGGTATTCATACTCTAAAGACCAATGCACAAAAATTTCATCCTCGGGCAGAGACAACAGTTCAACCAGGTATGTTTAATCATGTGGTTGATTTCATGTTGGAGCGTGTGCCAGAGACAGAGTGTGGACCCATGACTTTGTCGGAGACGATTAATGGGTTGGAAGAGTATACTGGATTGACAATGGAGACTTCCCCGGGATTTCTGTCCACGTACTTTGCTAAAGGTAAGACAGAGCTCTTTGATGAGGTTCCGGGGGAGGAAGGTGAGTCAAAACAGTACACATTTAGTGAAGTGGCGCGTACCAGAGTGATGAAGCATGTAGGCAAGACGTTTGTGGATCATTTCGTTGATGAGGACGAGCGAGCGTGTAATGGACAGGTGCCGCGTGTTATGTGGATAGCTGTTAACAAGGATGAGTTGTTGAAGGTGGACAAGGTGCGTAGAGGGAAGGTGCGTGTTTTTGTGGCTCCCGAGCTAACTTTCACGATGCTTCTCAGGAAACATTTTGGTCACTTTATTAAGTGGGCGAAGTCGCAAGCAGGTTTTCGAATGTGCCATGGAATTGGCATGGATAAAGAAGCTGTGTGGGCGCAGTACCTAGCGCGTTTACGAGAGGTTGGAGAAGAAGGGTTTGATTGTGACTACTCTAACTTTGATGGTACTGTGTCTGTGCAAGCCTTCAATGTGATAGGTTTGCTTGCGGACAAGTTTTACGGTCAGCGAGACCGGAAGACAAGAAAAGCCTTGTTACAGGCGATAACTCATTCTTGCGTGATTGTTGATCGACAAGTGATACGAACGCACCAGGGAAATAAATCAGGTAATCCAGCGACAGATTTGTTTAATTCGTTGGCCAATTGGTTTAATATGCTGGTGGCGTTCTGTGTTGCTCAGGTGAAGTCTGGACAAGTGCGGGATGTGTCTCTTTTCCCCAAGTTGGTGAGGTGTTTGACGTATGGAGATGACGTAATCACCTCGGCGGATATGCGTACTTTAGCATGGTACAATCGCAAGGAAGTTGCGCAGATATTGGACCTGTTGGGGTACGTAGTTACCGCGGCCGATAAAGGAGGAGAGATAAAGGAGTACGAGCCTTTACGAGAGTTGACGTTTTTGAAGTCACCTTTCGTGGAGAGTAGTGCAATCGTGAGGGCACCCTTGCCGAAGGGAGTTATCTACCGGGATTTGATGTGGACACGTCGAATCAATTTAGTAGACCTCACGGTGTTGCAGATGAAGATTGATGCTGCGATGGATATGGCGTTTGCTCATGGAGAGGAGTTTGCGAGCCAGTTGTTGGCTCAGATTCGGGAGACGGGGCATGATTCCAAGAAGTCGTACATGCAATGGTTGCATTCTGTGATTGATAAGCAGGAGAGGGCGGTGGTACCGGGCGTTGATGAGGCGTCGATGGTGGTGACTGACTATCTGGACAATGAAGTGCAATGGCAAGGATTTGGGCAGATTCTGTGGAGTATGGCACCTGAGTAATTTCGGAGTCGGTCCGGGTTGCTCAGGGACAATTAGATATAGCTAGACTAGTCGTAATACCTAATTGGTCTGATGCGTGAATTTAATAAGCGTGTCGGGATTAAATAAATAGAATAGTAAGAAACATAACTTTTAAATATGTGTGTATGCAACTCTTACCTTATAACAAGGTAAGGATACCGTCGTCAGGACGTTAACTTGTAACTTACATTCCTCGCAAGGGAATAGTTGGAGCGTGTGCTTGTTGTGTGTGTGCGTCCCTCTACCTAATCGTAGGTTCGCGATTGAGCTGAAGTGCGGCTGAAAGCCAGACCACTAGTTATTCTGGGGTGATGGAGCCGTAATGATGGAGCTGCTTGAGCGGGTTGGGTAGGAGTATTAGAAAAAGC